AAGGAACTGAAGTCCGGCGCCGACTTCAATGTGTCGTTCACGATCAAGGCCCAGCTTCAGGCGCAGATCCGCCGCACACTCATGGCCGACCAGCTGCAGCCGCAGGACGGCCCGCAGATGACCGCCACCGAGGTGCATGTGCGTGTCGGCCTGATCCGCCAGCTTCTCGGGCCGGTGTACGGTCGCCTCCAGTCCGAATACCTGCAGCCGTTCGTGGAGCGGTGTTTCGGCCTGGCGTTCCGTGCTGGTGCGCTGGGCCGGCCTCCGCAGTCGCTGGCCGGGCGGCAGTTCCATGTGCGCTACATCAGCCCGCTGGCCCGTGCGCAGCGCCTGGAGGATGTCGTGGCGATGGACCGGCTGGAGACTGGCCTGCTGACCAAGGCGCAGACGCAGCCGGGCCTGCTGGACATCTACGACTGGGAGGAAGCCGACCGGCTGCGCGCTCAGTACCTGGGTGTCCCGGGCAAGCTCATGCGCTCGGATGACGACATCAAGATGATCCGCGATGCGCGTCAGGAAGCGGCGCAGGAGGCGGAACAGAAACAGGCCATGGCGCAGCAGGTTGAGGCGCAGGCGAAGAATCCAGAAGCAGCGGGCGTCATGGGCGCGCTGATGGCAGCATAGGGGAAGATCATGGCAGGACCGACGTTGACGGGTGCGGGGTGGTTGGTGGATGAGATCGACACGGGGGTGGTCTACATCAACGATTCGGGCACATCCCTGGTGTCAGGGGATGGGAGTCTGAACTTTGACCCACGGCAGAAGGTGCAGACTCCCGGGGGAACCTTTTGCAACTGGCAAGCGGCGACCGGCTCTCTTGCGATGGTGTCAACGGATGCTGGCGACGACATCGCGCTCGATACTGCCGTCACGCTGGACGGGTTGCCGACCGCCAAATGCACATTCAGCAATGCCGCATCTGGCACCTTCCTCGCTGACTTCACGTTTACCAACGCGATCAGCCTCGCAGGATTCAAGACCCTGCAGGTCCCCGTCAAGATCACCTGCAACGAGACTGCGTCTGGCGTAGGTCTGAACACGGCAGCCTTCCAGCTCTGGCTTTACCTGTCGGGCGGCGGAACCGTGCGGCTGCAGTGCGATTTTGCCAACATCCCGCCTGGTGCCTGGCATACGTTCTCGTTCTCTCGGCAGTCAACGACAACGAGCATGGTCGTGTTTGGGGGCGGCGCTACCTGGGCCAGTTTTGACACTGAGACGGTCACGAAGGTGCGTGTTGTGCAGGCGACCATCGCTGCATCGGTCAGCTACCCGGTGTGGATCGGCGCGCTGCGGTGCGATGCGCGAGCCAGGGGCTGCGTGTCTATTGTCATGGACGGCTGCTACATCTCGCAGTACACCATTCTCAAGCCGATCTTCGACCAGTACGGTATCAAGACTTCGCTTGCGGTTGTGAACAGCTTCATCGGGTCGAGCGCAAGCTACATGACCGCCTCGCAGATCAATGAGATGTACGGGCAGGGCCACGAGTGCATCCACCACACCTATGACGGCACGAAGCAGAACGGGTACGTGAACTCCACCGACTGGCCAAGCTCTGCCGCGATTGCGGCGGACATCAAGGCCGGGTTCGGCTACTTCATCACGCAGGGCTGGACACGGGGGCTTGGCAAGATCGTCAACGCCTTTTCCAATCCGTTTGCCAAGGGGACATCGCAAACCCGGCAGAACCTGATTCTCGACGGCATGCGTGCTGCGGGGGTGCAATGCTCCCGCGCCTCTGTTGCGCTGTACACGACGCAGATGAGCCTGGGCTACAAGGGTGTTGCGCCGTTTCATGTCCAGGGCGCAATCCAGATCACTAACACCGACACGCCTGCGGCGATCCAGACCATCATCGACCAGGCCGAGGCCAATGGCGAGTGGGCGGTCATCACCGTGCATCGTGCTGTCGCATCAGGTGCTGGCGCACTGGAGATGACCACAGCCGACTTTGCGACATGGCTGGCCTACCTCGCCACACGCAGGGCGGCGGGGAATCTGGATGTGCTGCCGTTTGGCGAGGCGTTCGACCGCTACCTCAAGCCAGCGGTCTGATCCCATCCCCCGCCGGTGAGTATCGCAACCGCATGCCCCAAGAAGTCACCCCCGAAACCTACCTCGACGTATTCGAGCGCCACCCAGCAGGCGCGGTAGTGCTGGAGGACCTCATCAAGCGCTTCACCCAGCCTGCAGTGACAGACGGCGGCATCGACGCGGTGCTCAAGACCTACCAGCGCATGGGCCAGCGCCGCGTGCTCGATCACATCATCAACCAGATCAACCGGGCGCAGGGCGTGCCCGAACCCCAAGGAGAAACCGATGCGACTGCGTAAGTTCGTGCTGATGGACGGAACCCCGGGCGCTGCAGGCGGAGGCGATCCGACGCCCCCGGCACCTGGCGCAACCCCGCCAGCCGGCGCGACGCCACCCTCCGCACTGGCCCCGCCGCCCGCGCCTCCCGCCGAGTTCATCCCGGAGAAATTCCGCGTGATGAACGGCGAGGCCCTGGACGTGGAGGCCAGCGCACGCAAGATGGCCGAGAGCTACAACCAGCTGCAGGCCCGCATGGGCACTGGCGACGTGCCCCCGAAGGCCGCCGAGGAATACACCATCACGGTGCCGGACGCCTTCAAGGAAACCTTCGTCGAGGACGACCGCACCAAGGCCTTCCGCGCCGATGCGCTGGCTGCCGGCCTGACGCAAAAGCAGTTCGATTTCGTGATGGGCAAGTACTTCGCGGTGGCGCCCGAGCTGGTGACGGGTGCGATCGACAGCACGGTCGAGACGACCCGCGGCGCGCTGGAAAAGGCCTGGGGCGCTGAGTACGGCAAGCAACTGGACGCCGCGGCACTGGCCTTCGACAAGTTCGCCGATCCGGCCGACAAGGGCAAGTTCGACAGCATCATGACCGACCCGGCGCTGGCGTACCGCATCCTGGCCAAGATCGGCCCCGAGCTGCAGGAGGCAGGCGGCATCCCGGCGACGGCTACGACTGGCTCCGATGGCGAGGCGTCCATCAAGGCGCTGCTGCTGACCGAAGCCAACACCAACCCGCGCCATCCTGAGCACGCTGCAACCCGCCAGCGCATCGATGCCTTCTACGCGAAGAAGTACGGGACCGCGCCCGTGACCTGATTTCTCCTGGTGGGTCGAGCCGTTGGGGCTCTTTGGCCGGTGGCGTCACAACCACCGGCCCTTTTATTTCCGGGAACCCGAACGGCACTCGGGCAGACACTGCGCAGCAATCGGCCCGGGGCGGCACCCGGACAACCAGCAAAGCCAGTGCACAGCGATACGCCAAGGCTGTGGACTTCCGAGGGCCAGCATGCGCTGACAACCCGAAAAGACCGGCGTGTGTTCTCTGACTGGAAAGGGTCGCAATGAACACCACCATCACCGCTGCCTTCGTGCAGCAGTTCCACGACGGCTTTGTCGCCGCCAACGAACAGAAGGAAAGCCGCTTCGAGTCGCGCGTCATCAACCGTGGTTCCATCGTCGGGTCGAGCTTCACCGCCAACGACATGGGCACCATCGAGATGAACGCCGTGACCAACCGCTACGGCGACACGGAATGGTCGATTCCCGATGTCGGCACCCGTCAGGCGCTGATGTCCGACTATGACCTGGCCGTGCCGGTCGATCAGTTCGACTTGCCCAAGCTGCTGGCCAACCCGCAAGGCGACTACCTGCAGCGTTGCCTGGCCGCCGTCCAGCGCAAGAAGGACGCCGTGATCTACGCCGCGCTCAAGGGCTCGGCGCTGCGCAAGACCGACGAGTCCGGCTCGTTCTCCGGCCAGGCGCTGCCTGCAGGCCAGGTGATCGCAGCCGGCGGCACGGGCATGACCAAGGCCAAGATCATCCAGGCCAAGAAGCTCTTCCGCACCAACGAGGCGGACGAGCACAACGGCGAAGAGCTCTACATGGCCTACGACGCCGGCATGCTGGAGGATGTGCTGTCCGACACCACGCTGACCAGCGCTGACTTCATGGCCGTGAAGATGCTGCAGGACGGCAACATCACCGGCAAGTGGATGGGCTTCAACTGGGTGCCCTACGAGCTGCTCTCGGGCACCTCGACGAAGACCGCCGTCGCCTGGTGCAAGTCCGCCGCGCATGTCGGCACCGCCATGGCCGGCCAGGTGGACATCGGTCCGCGCCGCGACAAGCGCAACCTGATCCAGATCTACGTCCCGCTGTCCATTGGCTCCGTGCGGGTCAATGAGTACAAGGTCGTGACCATCGACTACGTCGTCTAAGGAGGCCCGAAATGGCAGAAGTCAAGAGCACGCAGACCACGGCCATCGCGGCCGGCTACAAGGTTCTGCCCAGCGCGGACGGTGGCCGCAAGCGCGGTTTCTATGCCGAGTACGTCAACGGCGCCTCCACGCTGGCAATCGCCGACACGATCTACCTGGGCGACTTGCCCAAGGGTGCGCGCATCCTGCACGACTGGGTGTGCAACTTCTCGACCGGCACCGCATCGTGCACGCTGGACGTGGGCTTCCGCAAGAAGTCGGACGGCACCGTGATCGACGTGGACGGCATCGCGGCGCTGGCTGCCGTCACCACTGCCGGCCAGGTCGCGCTGAACACCGGCAGTTCCTTGGCTGCCGGCCTGTCCTACGTCACGACCGAAGTCGTCGAGGTCTACGCCACGGTGCGCGCCGCAGTGCTGGCCGCAAGCCAGAAGCTGATCTTCGAGGGCTCCTACGTCCAAGACTGACGCGCCAGGCGTCTGAAGCAAGGCCGGGGAGCGTTCGCGCCTCCCGGCTTTTTTCATGAGGGAACCCGATGGCAGCCACTTCCGTCAGCATCTGCAGCAACGCCCTTCTCCGGCTGGGCGCGCAGACCATCGCCAGCCTGTCCGAGTCCAACGACCGCGCCCGGCTGGCGGCCAACCTGTACGACACGGTACGCGATTCCACGCTGCGCTCGCACCCCTGGAACTGCGCCGTCAAGCGGGTGATCCTCGCCCCGGACAGCACGGTTCCGGCCTTCGACTTCACCGCGCAATTCACGCTGCCCAGCGACTGGCTGAAGACGCTGCAGGTCGGGCATGATGGCTTCGAGGTCGAGTACCGCACCGAGAGCGGCAAGATCATGGCCAGCGGCACGAGCCTTGCCCTGCGCTACATCTGGCGCAACACGGTCGAATCCACCTGGGACGCGATGCTGGTGGAGGCGATGGAGCTTGCGATGGCCGCCGCCATGGCCTACGGCATCACGAAATCCGCCTCCATGGTCGAGGTCGCGCAGACTGCGCTCAAGGCGCACATGAAGCTGTGCCGTGCTGCTGACGGCCAGGACGATCCGCCCGACACCCTGGGCGACTTCCCGCTGATGCAGTCGCGCTTCGGCGGGGCTTTCCGCTACGGGCCAGGGCGCTGACATGCCGAAGACGACGACGCTGCAGACCAACTTCACTGCCGGCGAGATCAGCCCGCAGCTGTACGGTCGCGTAGACGTTGCCCGTTACCAGAACGGCGCGCGGCGCATGCGCAACGCGGTCCCGCAGATCTACGGCGGCGCACGTCGCCGGCCCGGCACCATCTTCGTGCGCGAGGTCAAGGACAGCGCCGACGCGACGCGGCTGATCCCCTTCGTCCTGAACGCCAGCACGGCCTACATCATCGAGGCCGGCGACCTGTACATGCGCTTCTACAAGGACAACGCTGTCCTCGGCGCGCCCTACGAGGTCGTCTCGCCCTACTCGTCGGCGGCGATTTTTGATGTGGACTACACCCACGGCGAGGACACCATGTTTCTGTTCGCTGAGGCTGTGGCGCCGTACAAGCTGGTGCGCATCGCGGACACGTCCTGGACGCTGGGCGCGGCGACGTTCGTCAACACCCCCTTTGAGGAACCCGGCAGCTATCCGGCAGCCACGCTCACGCCATCGGCATCCACTCCGGTTGGCGGGGCTTCGACACTGATGGCCAGCGCCTCCGTGTTCGCGGCCGGCGATGTCGGCTCGTCTGTCAAGGTCAATGGCGGCATCGTCAAGATCACGGCCTACGCCAGCGGCACGAGCGTCTCGGGCATCATCAAGCAGGAGCTGACCAGCACGACCGCCGCGCCTGCCGATGCCTGGAGCTTGCACGCGCCGGCGTGGTCGGTGGCCCGGGGCTACCCGCGCAGCGGAACCCTGTACGAGCAGCGGCTGATTGCCGGGGGCTCGCCAACCTTCCCGCAGACCATTTGGGGCAGCGTGACCGGGGCCTATCTGGACTTTCAGCAGGGCACGGCCGACGATGACGCCTTCGCCTTCAAGATCGCCAGCGATTCGACAAACCCGATCCGCTATTTGGCGGGCGGCACCAGTCTCATCGCGCTGACCAGCGGCGGCGAGTTCACGGTGCAGGGCGGTCTGGAGAAGCCGCTGGCACCCACGAACGCGCAGATCAAGCCGCGTCGCAATCACGGCTGCGCACCGGTGCGTCCGGTGCGCGTGCTGGATTCCGAGATGTTCGTGCAGCGCGCCGGCCGCAAGCTGCGCGCCCTGGGCGACGTGGACGGCCTGGACAAGTGGGGCGCGCCGGACCTCTCCGTGTTGTCCGAACACCTGACCGAGACCGGCATCGTGGACATGTGTTGGCAGCAGGAGCCCGATTCGATCATCTGGCTGGTGCGCGGCGACGGGATGCTGGCGTCCGTGACCTACGACCGCGATCAGGATGTGACCGCCTGGGCCCTGCACGACCTGGGCGGCGTCGTGGAGTCGATCGCATGCATCCCGACGGCCACGGCGGATCAGGTCTGGATCGTCATTCAGCGCACCATCGACGGCGCGGATGTGCGCTACATCGAGCGGCTGTCGCTGGATGTGCGCACCGACAGCGCAGTCGTGGCGACCGGCGCATCGGCAACCGTCTGGAGCGGGCTGGATCACCTGGAGGGCGAGGCGGTGGACGTGGTGGCCGATGGCTACTACGCCGGGCGCTTCACGGTTGCCAGCGGCTCCATCACGCTGGCGCGCGCGGCGACCTCCGTGGAGATCGGGCTGCCGTTCACCAGCGAGCTGGAGCTGCTCCCGCCCGAGATCCAGACCGGCATGGGCTCGGCATCGGGCCATGCCATGAGCGTGTCCGAGGTGTCGGTGCGCTTCCACGAGACGACCGGCTGCAAGGTGCAGGCGTCCGGCGCGACCGCTGACGAGCTCACCTTCCGCCAGACCGGCAACGATGCGCTGGATCAACCGCCCGCGCCGTTCTCCGGCATCAAGCGCATCGAATGCCTGGGCTGGGATCGCGGCGACGCGCCGCTGACGCTCTCGCAGGATCTGCCGATGCCCTGGCACGTGCTGTCGGTGACCCGGGTTCTGACGGTGAACGCAGGATGATCCGCAACGCCACCAAGGACGACATCGGCCGGCTGGTGGAGCTGGGCCGGATGATGCACATGGAGTCGCCGCGCTTTCGGCGCTTCAAGTACCTGAGCGGGCAGGTGTCGTCGATGTGCGAATACCTGATCGACAACGACTGCGGCCTGGTGCTGGTGGCCCAGCATGCGGACGGGATCATCGGCGGCCTGATGGCGATGGCCATGCCGCACTACGCCTGCGAGTTGGTGCAGGCCAGCGACCTGGCCTTCTTCGTGCACCCGGACTACCGGGGCGGCACGGCGGCGCTGCGGCTGGTGGACGGCTACCGGGCCTGGGCGCACTCGATCGGTGCCGAGCCGTCCATCGGCCTGAACACTGGCGTGCAGCCCGAGCGCACCGCGCGGCTGCTGAGCGCACTCGGCGCGCAGCAGACCGGAACGATTTGGACATGGGAGGCGCACTGATGTGCATCAGCTCGACGATGATGATGGCCCTATCGACCGGCGTGTCGGTGGCTGGGCAACTGGCGCAGGGGCAGGCGGCCAAGGCTGCAGCCAACGCGGAGGCGCGCGCCGCTGAGAATCTGGCTGCGCAGACCCGCGACGCCGCGCAGCAGGAGGCCGCCCGCATCCGCAAGGCCGGAGACCGCACGCGGGGCGCTGCGAGGGCGCAACTGGCTGCAGCCGGCATCGACGTGAACAGCGGCACCGCGGTGACCATCGAGGGCGACATCGGGACCAATGCCGAGCTCGACGCCTATAACACCCTGCTGACCGGCGAGCGCAAGTCCACCAGCCTGACCGACTCGGCGGCGATTGCCAGGGCGCGCGGCAAGAACGCCATGACCTCCAGTCTCCTGGGCAGCGTGTCCACCGGGCTGCAGGGCTGGAAAGCGGTTCGCAGTGCTGGCCCGCAGTTGCAGCCGTGGGAGATGCCCGGAGAGCGGGCGCCTGGTCGTGGAGGGCCGTTCTGATGGCGCGCATCCCGCTTGGCGACTTCGGGGGCGTCGTGGCCCGCCCGGTAGAGCGGCCGGCCGGCGATCCGTCCGCTTATGGCGCCGGCATCGGCCAGACCCTGCAGCAGGCCGGCGCAATCGGCATGCGCGACGCCGGGCAGCAGATCGACCAAGCCAACGCGCAGGCGGCAGCAGAGGCGGATCGGGCCAAGCGCCAGGCAGAGGCCGACGCCAAGCAGGCGGCGCGGGAGGCTGCGGCGGAGGCCAAGGCAGCCGCGCGCGAGGCAGCCCGGGTCAAGGCCCTGACCGCGACCGCCACGATCACCAACGGCCTAAACGACCTGCACGACGAGATCCAGACTGGGCTGGCGGATGGCACGGTGGACAAGGCCAAGGCGCTGGAGACCTTCCAAACCCGGGCGGCGAAACTGCAGGCCGCCGGCATCGAGGGTGTGGACCCGGAGAATCGCCCGCTGGTCGAGGCGTCGCTGCTGGACAACGTGGGCCGGGCTCGCCGGTCGGTGGCCGGCTTGGTGGCCGCCCGGGACAAGGCCGACATCATGTCGGGCGGCATGGCCTACTTCGAGGAAATGCAGCGGTTTGCCGCGCGCGGGCCGAAGGAAGCCGATCAGGCAATCGCCAATGTGCGCCAGTTCTGGACGGCGACCGGCCCGATGGCGGGCGACAAGGACGCGCAGGCCCGGGTGCAGCAGTTCGCGGAGAAGGTGCGCTTCACTCAAGCCACAGCCCTGGTCAACACCGACCCCGGAGCGGCGCTCAAGGCGCTGAGGGACCCGAAATACCTACCCGAGCTGGACCCGGGCGCGCGCACCAACCTGATCCAGACGGCGGATGTGCGGGTGACGCAGGCGGCCAACCGGGCGGCCATCGCGTCGGAGGCGGCAGCGCGCCGGCTGGATCAGCAGTGGAAGGCCCTGTCTACCGTGTTCGACGCCGGCAAGGTGCTGGAGCCTGTCGCACTGGAGAATGCGCGGCGGCAGTTCAAGGGCACGCCCTACGCCGGCGCGCTGGAAGCCATGATGACGCAGGCCCCGGCGCAGGCGGCATTCGCATCGCAGCCGCTGGCCGTGCAGTCTGCCGCGCTCATGGAGGCACAGCGCAAGATGAACACCTCGGGCGCCACGCCGGAGAGCATCGCGCAGTACAAGAAGCTGGAGGCGGCGCACAACGCTGCGCTGGCCGACTACGCCAAGGACCCCTATCAGGCAGCCGCCGAGCGCGGGGTGATCGTGGGTGTGTCGCCCCTGAGCCTGGACTTGCAGGCGCTGCCCGGTCAACTGCAGGTCCGCGCCGAGGATGCGCGCAAGGTCAGCATGGCAGCCGGTCGGGAAGTGTCGCTGTTTCGCCCCGACGAGGCCGAGAAGGTCGGCAATGTGCTGCTGGCCATGCCGCCGAAGGACCGCGCCGGCGCACTGGTCGGGCTGTCCAAGGTCATGACCCCGGGCCAGCGCGCAGCCTTCGCGGCGCAGGTCGAGCCGAAGGACAAAGCGCTGGCGCTGGCGCTGGCGTACACCGATCGGCAGACCACCAGCGACCGCTACGTCGCCGAGATGGTGCTGCGCGGCCAGCAGGCGCGGCTGGATGGCACCAGCATGAAGAACGCCAAGCAGGCGGACGCCACGGTCGGGCAGTGGTCTGCGGAGTTCGCCAGCGATCTGGAGGGAGTGTTCCCGAACCAGCAGACGACCAACAGCATCCGGGAGGCGGCCATCCTGATCAGCCACAGCATCGCAGCCGAGCAGGGCGGCGCGCTGTCCAAGGCGGACCGCGAACGCGCCCTGCGCCTGGCGGTGGGCGGCAGCATCGTGGAGCACAACGGAGCGCGCATTCCGCTGCCGGCCGGCGTGGATGAGGACGCGCTGGGCAAGCGGCTGCGCAGCGTGACGCCTGACGAACTGAAGACCGACACCGTGCGCGCCGGGGGCGTGCCGATGCCGGCAGCGGAGTTTCTCAAGGCCCTGCCGGGTCTGCCCCTGATGCCCTACAGCAGCGGGCGGTATGCGCCGATTGTGGGCGGCCGGCCGGTCGTTGATGGCGCGGGCCGTCCGGTGCTCATCGAGGTGCGTTGATGGACTTCGACAACAGCGCCCAGGTCGATGCACTGGCCAAGCTCCCCCCGGAGCCCGCCAAGCCCGCCGAGCGCAGCGCCTGGGGCTGGGTGCCGCGCATCACCAAGGCTGCCGCTGCAGGCGTCGCCGGGTCGGTCGCCGATGTGGTCAAGGGCGCAGCCGCGGCCGACGCCCTGACGCTGGGGACTGATCCTCGGGCGCGCGGGGCCTTCACGCCTGAGCAACTGCAGGCCGGCCAGGTCGAGGGCCAGCGCCAACTGGACACCGGCGAGGCCATGACTTCCACCCTGGGCGATTCGTTCCGGCAAGTGCAGCGCGATGCCCGGCCTGACCCGGTGACGGCTGGCACTGCCGAGCGGCTGGTGTTCGGCGTGGCCGAGCCCATGCTCAAGCTGATCGGCGGCGGTATGACGCTGGGGCCGTTCGGGTTGGCCGGCGCATCCGCCGAGATCGGCCTGCAGCAGTCCGACGAGTTGCGCCAGCAGGGCGTGGACTTCCAGACCCGGGCGGCGGTCGGCGCACTGACTGCCGGCGTCACCGCTGCCAGCGTAGCCCTGCCGCTCACCGGGCCAACGCTCAAGGCAACTGCCGGCCTGTACGTGGCTGGCGGTCCGGGCGGCTACATCGCCCAGCAGGCGGCCACCAGCGAGATTCTGAAGCGCGCCGGCTACGCCAAGATCGCCGAGCAGTTCGACCCGCTGGACCCGGTGGGGCTGGCGATGTCGGCGCTGATCCCGCTGCCGTTCGCGGCGTACGGTGCGCGGCGGATCATGAAGGCGGGCAAGGGCGCGGAGCCGGTCAAGCCTGCAGCCGAACCGAAGCCCGTGGAGACGGTGCCGCCTGAGGCTGTGGACGCGGCGATGGTGCACAACTTGACGCTGCAGCGGCAGGCGCAGGAGGCGGTGCAGGAGCGCGTGCGCACGCAGGGACCGGCAGAAGTGCTGCGCGGCGAACTGGACGCCCGTATGGCCGACCTGCAGGCCCAGCGTGCCGAACTGCTGCCCGACGCCGGGGCGCTGGCCGGACGGGGCGAGATTCGCGCGGCGCGGGAAGAGCTCAAGGCGCTGGAGCAGGCCCGGCCAGCGGATTCGCCGGAGGCCATCCGGGCGCGTGCCAAGGAAATCCAGGCCGCCGAGCGCGTCAGCTACAAGGCCGCGCTGTCCACCGCAACCAAGGAGATCGCCGGGCTTGTGGCCGACCACACTGCAGCCGTCGCCCGCGTGACCGACTTCATCGACTCCGACGCCCGCGCGCAGCAGGCTGTCGGCAAGATCGCAGAACTCGACAAGGCGCTGGCCCTGCTGCAACAAGAGGCCGACTTCCTGCAGACCGGGGTGCGCCGCGCTCAGGCGGCGGATCAGGGTGCTGCGCAGCCGGACGCGCCCCCGCTCTCCGAGCCCGCCCCGCGCCCCACACAGTCTACCGCCCCGCTCGCCGAAACCATCAGCAAGGCCCAGGACGAACTCGCCGCCTTCCAAGCCTCCGGCAAGACTCTGGACGAGTTCGTTGCCGGGCGCGAGCTGCCGGCACCCGTGAACAACCTGCTAATCGGCCTGGCCGAGACGCTCAAGAGCCCGGCGCGCACGAAGGCCCTGCTGGACATGGTGGGCAAGAGCGACCCGAACGCGAACCCGGCCAACGCGACCGCCGACGCCGTCGAGCGCGTGCGCACCCTCACCGACGAGCAGATCACCAACACCGAGCCGGCAACCGCACCCAAGGCCGCGCCCGATGCGCTCATGCAGTCCGTGTCCGAGCGTGTGGCGGCGGTGGAGATGACGAACCCGGACATGGTGGTGGGCATGACGCCGGACGGCAAGCCCATCACCGCGCGGGAGGAACTGGCGCGCATCCGCAGGGAGGCCGCCGAAGGAACCGACACCGAGCTGGGCGGCGCTGATGCCGAGCTGGTCAACGTGGCGGCGAACTGTGCACTGTCCACCGGGGCGGCGTAGCAACTACGGAGCCGGGATGATCGCCCACATGATGCCGAACAGCACGAACCCGATGCCGGCCAGCGATCCGACGACGGCCAGCCAGATGCGGGTGTACCGCCATGCTGCGCGCCATGATCCCGTTGCGCACAGCCCGGCCAGCGGGACAATCGCCAGCATGATCGCCGCGAAGCCTATGAACTTGAGGAACTGAACCATGGCCATGCGCCCCAACTGTGTTGCTGCCGTCACCGCAGCCGCTGGCAAGCCCGTATCGCAGGGCAAGCTCAAGGCCATCGAGGACGCATTGTCGTCCAAGATGCGCGAGCTGGCACGCCGGGACCGGCAGCGGTGGATGGGCATGTCCCGTGATCAGCAGATGGTCGAGGCGGCGACTGCGGCGATGCAGGACATCCAAGCACAGGCGGCGCTGAAGGAGTATCGGGGGCAGTTGCAGATCCTGCGCACCGCCGAGACCGAGACCCGCATCGCCGATCAGATGGCGCTGGGCGTGAACCGATCCGGGGGGCTGGTGCGGGTGATTGAGCAGGCGCACGACTACATCGCGGCGCTGCGCAATCAGGCGATCAGCGGGCTGGCCGACCTGATGGACGCTGCAGCCGTGAAGGATGGCACCAGCGTGCTGCGCAATCTCGGAATGCGCATCTTCGACCTGGATAACCCGGCCATGACCGCCGACGTGGTGCGCGAGGTGTTCAAGAATGCCGACGGCCACACCGGCAACAAGGCGGCGCAGGCCGGTGCGCGGGCGTGGCTGGACACCATCGAGGGCATGCGCCAGCGGTTCAACGCGGGCGGCGGCGACGTGGGCAAGCTGGGCTACGGCTACATCGCGCAGGCGCATGATGCGGTGCGGGTGGAGCGTGCCGGCGCTTCCGGCTGGGCGGCCAAGGTGCTGCCGCTGCTGGATCGCACGCAGTACGTGCGCGAGGACGGTTCGCTCATGGGTAATGCCGAGGTGCTGAAGCTGCTGGAGGCCGCGCACGAGACCATTGCCACGCAGGGCGACAACAAGGTCGCGCCGGGGCAGTTCAAGGGCACGGGCGCGCGGGCCAACCACGGCAGCGAGTCGCGCGTGCTGCACTTCGCTGACGGCGACGCCTGGATGGCCTACATGCACGAGTTCGGCGAAGGCTCGCTCTACGACTCCATGATGGGGCACATCGGCGCCATGTCGCGCGACATCGGGCTAGTGGAGAACTTCGGCCCGAACCCGGAGCAGCAGTTCCGGCTGCAGAACGACATCGCGCAGCGCGCGGATGGCATCGGCACCATCGCCAACCGGGTGAAGGGCAACGCGCCGGACGCCTACTGGGCCATCGTCAGCGGCAAGACCGGCAACCCGGAGAACCGCAGCATTGCCGCTATCGGCCAAAACGCCCGCAACATCCAGACGGCGGCAAAGCTCGGCGGCGCGGTGCTGTCCAGCGCGACCGACCTGGGCACGATTGCGGCCACGCTGCATTACAACCAGTTGCCTTACTTCGACATGGTGAAGAACCTGGCCGGGGTGGCACTCTCGCGCGATCAGCGGCGGTTCCTGCAGGCGCACGGCATCATCGGCGAGGCGCTATCCAGCACGCTGAACCGCTGGACCGGCGACCATATGACGCACAACCTGACCGGGCGCGTGGCTGGCAGCGTGATGAAGCTCTCGCTGATGAACGCCTGGACCGATGGACTGCGCGGCGCGTTCGCGGCCACCATGATGCAGGGATTCGCGCGCAAGGCTGGCAAGGCCTGGGGCGACCTGACGGAGTGGGACCGCTTCCTGATGCAGAGGAAGGGCATCACGGAGGCTGACTGGTCCGTCATCAGTCAGGCCACGCCGACCGATCGCAACGGAGTGGGCTACCTGACGCACGACGCCATCATGGCGACCGGCCACCCGGACGCGCAGGCCGTGGCGGCCAAGTGGATGGGCTTCGTGCAGGACGAGGCGCAGTTCGCGGTGGTGAATCCGGACCTTGCCACGCGGGCCATCGTCACCGGAGGCGGCATGCCCGCTGGCACGGTGCGCGGCGAAGCGATGCGCGCCTTCATGCAGTTCAAGAGCTTCCCGACCGCCATGCTGACGCGGCACTGGGCGCGCATTCTGGAGACGCCGCAGGGGCTGGAGGGCGCGCCGTCCGGCTTCGGCGGAAAGACCGATGCGGCGAAGGCCGTCAACAAAACCATGCTGCTGGCCGGTTTGAATGTCTCGCTGATGATGCTGGGCGCTGTGGTGCTGCAGAACAAGGCGCTGATCGCGGGCAAGGACCCCTACGACATGACGGACGGCAAGTTCTGGGGTAAGGCCTTGGTGCAAGGCGGCGGCATGGGGTATGCCGGTGATCTGCTGTTCACCGATCCGACCGAGAACCGGCCGGCGACTGCCGAGCGCGTGGGCGGGCTGCTGTTCGGCCCGAGCGGCGGCGCAGCGTTCGGGCTGGCCGGCGACTTGCTGCTGAAAAACGCATGGGAGGCCAGCAAGGGCGAGGACACCCATATGGCAGCCGAGTCGCTGCGCTGGGCGAACTCGCAATTGCCCTACGTGTCGCTGTGGCAGGCGCGTGCTGCGTGGGAGCATGCGTTCCTGCACAATGCCCAGGAGGCGCTGAACCCCGGCTATCTGGGCCGCATGCAGAAGCGTGCGATGAAGGACTGGGGGCAGGGGTATTGGTGGGCTCCCGGCGAACTCACGCCGGACCGTGCGCCGGACTTTGGACGGATTGGGGGTGAATGATGCGACCGGATCAGATTGAACGCTTGCGCGAGCTGCAGGAGAAGCTGGCCGATGTGGTGCTGGAGGAAGCCGACCCGGATACGTGGCCGGGAGCCGGGCAACAGGCGTGCGACCTATCCCGAGAGGACCGGGGCGACAGGTACTGGTGCAAGAAAAACGCGGCGGCCACGTTCGCGCTGTTGGAGCGCACGACCTCGACGCTGACCGAGTATCACGCGCCGACCGGGCTGGAGCCCGCCGCCCAAGAGGCCGACATTGACCGGCAGATTGCCAAGCGCGAGAAAGAGGCGGCGGTGCTGCTGGACGGACTCATGAAGAAGGCCAAGAAGGCTGCATTCGATGAGCGCGTCACCGGCAAAAAATAAGGCCACGCTGCTGGCGTTCTTCCTCGAATGGGCCGAGGTCAAGCGCTGGGAGGTGCCGGCCATCCACGTGCAGGCCTGCCACTGGCTGGAGCACTGCGGCGACCTGGCCGTGCTGCGGTGCTTCCGGGGCTTCGGCAAGTCCACGCTTCTGGCGGTCTACAACGCCTGGCGCTACTACAGCAACCCGAAGTACCGCATCCTGCATCAGGGCGCGGACGACCAGATGGCCTACAAGACCAGCCGAGACACCCAGCACGTCCTGCGAAATCACCCATGGACGGCAGGCATGCTGCCAGACCGGCCCGGTCCGGTAGAGCAGTGGTGGGTCGAGGGCTCGGACGACCCGCGCAATGCATCCATGTTCGCCAAGGGCATCACCAGCACGACGACATCCAGCCGGGCCGACGAGTGCCAGAACGATGACGTGGAAGTCCCGAAGAACATCCAGAACCCGGAGGCGCGCGAGAAGATGCGCGCACGGCTGGGCGAGCAGGTGCACATCATGGTCCCCGGCGCAAAGCAGATGTTCATCGGCACGCCGCACACGCACGACAGCCTCTATGACGAGCAGGAGAAGCTGGGCGCCGACTGCCTGACCATCCGAATGTTTGCCAGCGAGTACCGCATCGAGGAAGGCCGCGAGACCCGCTACCGGCTGCCGTTCGTGCCGGAGGTGGTGTTCTTCGGGATCGGCAAAACGGCGCGGCTGCTGCAGCCCGGGGTGGACTACCGCAACACGCAGGACGGCATCGAGTTCGCGTCCCCGCCGATGGGGCTGGTGGACTGCTACGGCGGCTGCGCGTGGCCGGAGCGGTTCGACAATGCCGAGCTGCTCAAGCGCCGGCGCAAAACCCGCACGATCAACGAATGGGATAGCCAGTACCAGTTGCACAGCAAGCCGGTTGGCCAGCAGCGCCTGGCCCCGGAGCGTATGCTTGCCTACGACATCGAGCCGACCATCCGCCACGCCAACGGCGAGGCGATGCTGATGCTGGGCGATGTGCGCCTGGTGGGCGCGAAAGCCCGCTGGGACTGCTCGCTGGGCAAGATCAAGAGCGACGCCAGCGCCGTATCCATCATCTTCACCGACGACGTGGGGCGGCTGTACTGGCACCGGTCGGTCGCGCTGGAGGGCGAGCTGGAGGTGCTGGCGTCTGACGACCGCACGCTGATCGGCGGGCAGGTCAAGCAGTTGATCGACCTGCTGGCGCCGCTGCAGGTTCCGTCCATCACGATCGAGACCAACGGCCCGGGCGGGTTCGTTCCGGCCATTGCGCGCAAGCACCTGAAGCGCCTGGGCATCGCGGTGCGGGAGGACTTCGAGAAGGAGAACAAGCAGCAGCGCATCCTGGACGCCTTCGAGGCACCGCTCTCCAGCGGGTTCCTGTGGGCGCATGTGTCGGTTCTTGACGGTCCGGCAGCCAAGCAGATGGCCGACTTCGACCCGCTGCAGAAAAACCAGCCGGACGACTACATCGACTCTGCTGCCGGCGCGATTGCCGAGACCCCGGTGCGGGTCGGGCGCATCATCGGGCAGGTTTCCGGGAACCCGAACGGCAAGGGGCGGGAAGATTGGCGCCCGGGTAGTGGGGTGCACGAGGTCGAGCTAGAGGTGTAGCAGCATCCGCGCCCAACACGCGCGAGGTGCCCTTTGACAGTTTCAGCCCAGACCACGGTCAACAGCAGCGCCGGCAACGGCGTGACGACCGTTTTCCCCTACGCCTTCAAGATCCTGCGCAATGCGGATCTGGAAGTGCTGGTTGATGGCGTCGTGCAGACCCTGACCACGCACTACACCGTCAGCGGCGCCGGCTCGGATGGCGGGGGCGATGTCACCTTCGTGAGCGCGCCGGCCAGCGGCGCTATCGTGGTGCGCCGCCGCAACATGCAGTTCCTGCGCAGCTCGGACTTCCAGTATCAGGGCGACCTCCCGAACACCGTCATCAATGCAGACCTCGATGCGCCGGTCCTGATGGCGCAGCAGTTGCAGGAGCAGGTCGGACGGGCTGCGCGCGGGCCGGCCGGGGAAACCTGGGCGGAGCTTCCGGCCGCTGCCGACCGGCTGGACAAGTTCATCGTGTTCGATGCGGTGACCGGCGAGGTTGAGTTGTCGACGATCACCCTCACGCAGCTTGCCAGCGCGGTGGCTGCGGCATACGCTGCTGGGTCCACGGCTGATGCTGTGACCTTCCTGCAGGCTGGTACGGGCGCCGTGAGCCAGTCGGTCCAGGCCGTGCTTCGCCGGTTCAAGTTCATCGGGGACTTCGGGACGCTGGGTGCCGGCAACGATGCGGCGATCTTCCAAGCGGCGCTGGACGACGCATCTGGGACGCACGCGGTCATCATGATCCCTGGCAACACGACCATTCAACTCGGGGCCAGCAGTGTCACATCTAACGGAGCCGTGCGCGTGGTGGGCCTCGGTGGTCGGGATCGCACTTACATCACATGGACCAGCACCACGGCATTCGCATGGACCCACACGGCTGGCCTCGGTGGAGGTCTGCAGATGGAGGGTGTCACGATGTCCGGCCCGCTGTCCTGCACGGCTGGCGGGGCCATCAGCATCCAAGCGTCCGGTGGCGTGGCGAACAGCAACACCAAGATCAAGGACTGCACGTTCGTCAACGGGTTCTATCACCTGTACATGCCCGCGGCCCACTCGTGGGAGATGGCCGGCAACACCCACACGAACTATATCGAGGCGGGCGTCTACACCGGCAACACGGTCGATCAAGACGAGGGGGACTCCTACATCCACGACTGCGGGTTCTTCGCCAACGGGGCATCCGCAAAGGCCGTCGTGCAGGTCGGAGCCGGTGGGCTCAAGATCATGCAGAACAAGATGTACGGTGGGCAGTACGGCTACTACATGGATCTGGCTACGAGCGCCGTCACCTCGATCCTCATCATCCAGGGCAACAGCATCGAGTTCCAGACGCACAGTGGCATTCGGATGCGCAACACCGGGGGCTCTGGGTCGTTCACCCAGATCATCATCAACGGCAACCAGTTCAGTGGCCAGCCGACCCCGATCAATCTTGACCATTCGTCGACCTGTTTCGTGTCTGCGACGATCAGCGACAACCTGATCGGGGCGGCGGCTGGCACGACCGCTGCGATCACGGTGAACACTGTCCCGCTTTCCGTCATCACCGACAACCAAATTTACGGCACCGGAACCACGGTGCTGGGCATCTCGGTCGGGTCTGGTTCATTTGCATCAAAGGTTGAGGGTAACAACGTCTACGGGTGTGTGACCGATGTGACGAACGCTGTGTCCTCCGGGGTCGCATCAGCCACAAGCATTGCGCTGCCCAACTGGACCGACAGCATCGTGGTCACGGGTACGACGAACATCACGAGCATTGCGGCCGGAAGCGGGCAGAAGGGACGCACGGTGACCCTGATGTTCCAAGGCATCCTGACCTTCACAGACGGCAACAATCTCAAGCTCGCCGGCAACTTCGTGACCACTGCCGACGACACGATCACCCTGACCTGTGCCGATGGGACCAACTGGTACGAGGTCTGCAGGAGCGTCAATTGATCCCCGCGCTGCCGGTCTACGTGCCTCCCCCGGAGCATGTGCCCCACGAACTGAGTGTGAGACATGAGAAATGAAAAGCCACA